AACAGTAGCAGAAGCAATCACAGCATTAAACTCCGACCTTCAGTGGGTACTGTCCGGCAACGAGCCTACAGATGCGATTAGTTTCAACGCCGCCTTTCGTGTAGTGGTGGGTCAAACACCAAACGGATCGGCTATTTTATCAGATGACCCTGATGACTGGCAGGGCGTTACATGGGGTTCTGTAAAGACAAAGCTAGCAGACTTAAACGCCGCCGAACCTTTGAAGCTGTTACGCGAAGAACGCAACCGCAGATTAGCGGAAACAGATTGGTGGGCATCATCTGATTTAACGATGTCAGCAGAAAGAACTGCCTACAGGCAGGCACTTCGTGATATAACAGATACATATCAATCGTTAGACACTGTAGTGTGGCCTACAAAACCAGAGTAATGCTATGAGTAACGCCCGTAATCTTGCAAATCTTCTAGGCACAAGCACCCAGATCAAGACCGCCAAGGTCGCTGATGAGGTGTTTCAGGCTAATGAATCGTTGATAATCAACGGAGATTTTTCTATAGCACAGAGAGGAACCTCAAGCACAGCAAATGGCTATGGCAGTGTAGATAGATTCTATCACGGCAGAGGTGGGGGTACTCGCACAGCTTCCCAAGAAACTTTAACATCAGGCGACCCATATGATGAAGGTTTCAGAAAGCATTTTAGATATACCAACACCACAGCAGGGTCAAACAACGCTACAGATTATGTTGAATTATATTATTATGTTGAAGCGCAAGACATTGCTTCTAGTGGTTGGGATTATACATCGTCAGACAGTTATGTAACATTGTCTTTTTGGGTGCGGTCAAGCGTTGCTGGTACATATCCCATTTGGATAAGAGATGAAGATAACACATCATATAGATATGTTTTTACATTTACGGTAGCCGCAAATACTTGGACAAAGGTAACTCATTCTATTGCTGGCAACAGTAACCTTGTTTTTAACAACGATAATGGTAGAGGGTTAAGGATAAACTGGCTAACATGGTACGGAAGTGATTATACAGTAGCTTCACCAACGCTAAACGCTTGGGATAACAGCAACAATATCCCAGATTTTGCTACTACTTGGAACACTACGGCTGGTTCTACATATGACGTAACAGGCATAAAATTGGAAGTTGGCTCCGTAGCGACCCCATATCGTCACGAAAGCTATGGTGAAAATCTAGCCAAGTGCCAGAGGTATTATTACAAACACTGTGAAGGTACAAATCAACACGTTTCTTTGGGGGATGCGCATCAGACAACTCAAATGGATGCTGTTGTTCACTTTCCAGTTACTATGAGAGCAACACCTACTTTAGATGCAAATAGTGGCACAGGTTATTGGGGTGTATATATAACTGGTGTTTTAAGAACCTCAAACGCAGGATGGACATTGTTTAGAGCAATGCCAACTGGTACAACTTTATACAATCAAGGATTTGGTAGTATGACAGCAGGACATGCTGGGCGAGTAATTGTAAGTAATGCAAATGCATATATGGCTTTTGATGCGGAGTTATAATTATGAATGAAATGACAGTTACATCAGCGCAGTACACAAGTTACGATGGCGTAGAGAACGATGCAATAACGGCTGTTATTAACGGCAAAACATTGTCAGTCCCCCTAGACCCTGCCAACCGCCATTATATTGCTTTGATGGAATGGGCTTCAGAGGATGGCAACATCATACAGGATGCCGACTAATGTTTGGCACTACCGCAATATCCGCATTTGCCATTGCTACGCAGGGGATCATGCAACCTGCCGACCTAACGGTGGACGCTAACTTTACACAAACCAGCGACATAATTGCTTTACGTTCCGCTGAAATGGACGTTATTGGCACCTTCTCAAAAGTATCCGCCGCCGCTGGGCAACTTATCGGCGTGTCTTCTATGGACATGAACTTCACACAGACCAGTACGCAGGAGGTTGTTAGAACAACCCCTGTCGATATTGATTCTCAATTTGATATGACAACCCCGGCTAACTTTACAGCGTCTGGCGATTTGTCCGCCGACGCTAACTTTACTCAAACATCTGACGCTATGAAGATTGCTTCTGGCGTACAGGAAATGGATGCTAACTTCACCGAAACATCTAACGCGATCAAGATTGCCTACGGATTGAATGAATCAGACTTCCAGTTTGATGCGACAGAATTGCTAGGCGGTATTCTTCTTGACGCTGACATGACGGCTATTTCTAGCTTTACGGCATCTACTCTTGGGGGTTTAATCTTCAGTGCCGCACAAACAATGGATGCTTTCTTTATCCAGGCGACAGATGGTGCTATACTCTGGGTAGAAATTAACGCTGGTAGTACACCAGAAAACTGGTCGGCTATAGTGCATACAGGAGATTCATGGGTTCAGGTAAACGCTAGCGGCACTTCTGAAACATGGACACCTGTAACACATTCAGGCGACTCATGGACAGAAATTAACGCTAGTGGTACAATAAACACATGGACAAACAAGGTGGTATAAATGGCTAGTACCTATACTGATAATAATGGCATTGAGAAACCGGGTTCTGGTGAACAGTCGGGTACTTGGGGCGATACAACCAACACTAACTTTGACATCATTGACCGCGCCATAAACGGCGTTGGTAGCATCTCGTTGTCAGGTACGACACATACTCTGACCACGTCTGATGGGGCACAGAGCGAGGGGCACTATAAGGTTTTGTATTTTGAAGGCTCTCTGACGGCGGCGAATACCGTTACCATTAGCCCAAATGATCAGGACAAGATTTACTTTGTCCACAACGATGCTGGCGATGATGTAACACTTACTCAAGGCACAGGTGGCAATGTCACTATCGCAGACGGTCAGACTAAGATTGTTTATGCTGACGGCGCGGGCGCGGGTGCAAAAGTTACAGACTTCTCGTCATCTATTGATATGTCATCTAATACCACTAGTGGCGTACCAGCAGGTACCAAACAGTTGTTCGTACAGACAACCGCACCGACAGGCTGGACAAAGGACACCAGCAATAATGACGGAAGCGCTATTCGCGTGACCACAGGTACGGCGAGTACAGGCGGTACAGTAGACTTTGAAACAGCCTTTGCTAGTCAGTCTGTTGCAGGTACAATCACCATGTCTGGTAGCACCGCGTCACACACACTGACAACTGCACAGATACCAGCGCACACCCACTACAACGACTTTAGTGGTGGATTTTTCACTTATACAGGTTCTGGTGGTAGCCCCGGATATGTTTCATCTACACAAGGCAGACAGTCTGGTTCCACAGGTGGAGGTCAGGGTCACTCGCACGGTGTAGGTACATTAGCAGGTAGCTTCTCAGGCACGGCTATTGATTTGGATGTTAAATTTGTAGACGTGATTGTATGTACTAAGGATTAGGGATGAAGCTGGAGGCAAAGCAGAACTGTCCATTAAATAACTTCGAGCCATGTAAGCAGTTAGAGTGCTCATGGTTCATGAAGATACAGGGCAAAAACCCTAATACGGGGGAAGATACAGAAGAGTGGGGGTGTGCAATGGCATGGCTCCCCATTTTGTTAATTGAGAATGCTATGCAGTCACGACAGACAGGTGCGGCGGTAGAAAGTTTTAGGAACGAGATGGTAAAGTCTAACCTAGAAAACATAAAAGCTATGCTGGTCACAAGTGAATCTGTGAAAGACAAACAAAAATTTTTGGAGTAGCCATGCCTCTCACCAAGCTACAGTTTAAGCCGGGCATAAACAGAGAAGTTACGTCATACAGCAACGAAGGTGGCTGGCGTGACTGCGATAAAGTGCGTTTTCGTTTTGGCTATCCTGAGAAAATTGGTGGGTGGGAGAAGTATACAACAGACACCTATGTCGGTTCTGCCCGCGCACTGCATAACTGGATTGCGCTGGATGGTTCTAATTACTTAGGTATTGGCACACACTGGAAGTATTACATAGAAGAAGGCACCCAGTTTGAGGACATCACACCTATTCGGGCAACCACTGCCGCAGGGGATGTAACCTTCGCCGCAACAGACGGTTCTACTACGGTAACCATAACTGACACATCTCATGGTGCAGAGCAGTTTGACTTTGTAACTTTTTCTGGTGCAGTGTCACTAGGTGGTTTGGTAACGGCGGCGGTGTTAAACCAAGAGTATCAAATACAACGTGTGGTAGATGCTGATACTTACGAAATAACAATAGCCTCTGCGGCAAATTCATCAGACACAGGCAACGGCGGTTCAGCTTGCGTTGGCGAGTATCAGATTAATGTTGGGCTGGACACTACAGTAGGCGGTACAGGCTGGGGTGCGGGTACTTGGAGTCGTGGTACATGGGGTTCAGCGGCACCGGGCGGTATTACAACCACCACTGAACTACGGCTATGGTCACATGACAACTTTGGGGAAGACTTACTTATTTGCCCTAGAGATTCAAATATATATCACTGGGACAAAACAAACGGAACAAACACAAGAGCCGTAGAGTTAAGCACTATTTCAGGAACCAAGCGTTCTGTACCACAGATAGCTAAACAGGTGCTTGTATCAGACAGAGACAGGCATGTGATTGCTTTTGGTTCAGACAGCATAGGCGCAAACTCTTCCGCTACACAAGGCGATGGCGTACAAGACCCTTTACTTATTCGCTTTTCTGACCAAGAAAGTCTTATAGATTGGTTTCCTACCGCCACGAACACCGCTGGTGACTTACGACTGGGCGCAGGTTCTACATTTGTGCAGGCGGTAGAAACAAAGCGAGAAATTCTAGTCTGGACAGACACCGCCTTGACTTCCATGCGGTTTATTGGCCCACCATTTACCTTTGGCTTACAGCAACTAGCCTCTGGTATTACCATCATGAGCCCTAATTCGGCTGTAGCAACAGAGGATTTTGTCTTCTGGATGGGTATAGATAATTTTTATGTGTACGCTGGTCAGACACAGCAATTACCCTGCACTGTAAAAGATAAAATATTTTTAGATTTTAACTTGGCTCAGAAAGATAAGGTTGTTTCTGCCGTTAATTCAGAGTTTGGCGAGGTCACATGGTTTTATCCTTCGGCATCAA